TGGACTACAAGGGCAACGTGACCGTGAAGATTGACGGCATTGCCGCATCCGCAGCGTCCGTCATCGCTATGGCTGGTACAAAAGTACTGGTATCTCCCGTGTCCATGCTCATGATCCACAACCCCATGACGGCGGCATTCGGCAATTCGGATGAGATGCAGAAAGCCATTGAAATGCTCTCAAGCGTGAAGGATTCCATCATCAACGCCTATGAGATCAAGACGGGGCTGTCTCGTGCAAAACTGTCTCATCTCATGGATGCGGAAACTTGGATGGACGCAAACAAGGCTGTGGAGCTCGGCTTTGCGGATGAAATCATGAGCCGTGCCGATGAGGCTGAGGACATGACTGTCCCCACAGTTTCCATGCTGTATTCCAAGGCGAATGTGGTGAACTCTCTTATGGAGAAAATCGCCGCAAAATGCGCCATCACCCCGAAATCCAACCGTACACAAAAAGCCGATGACCTTTTGGATCGGCTCAATCTCATTAAAAACTGGAGGTAATTCAATATGACTATCAACGAACTGCGCGAAAAGCGCAACAAGGCTTGGAACGCCGCAAAGGCATTTGTGGAAACCAAGCGCGACAAGGACGGTCTTCTTTCCGAAGAGGATGCCAAGACCTATGCTCAGATGGAAAAGAAGGTGCAGGACTATGGTGCCGAAATTGAGCGTATGGAGGCGATGGCTGCGATGGAGGCTCAGCTTTCCAAGCCCACTTCTGCGCCCATCACCGAGAAGCCCATGAACGGTAAGCCTGCCGCTGACGAGAAGCCCAAGACCGGTCGTGCTTCCGATGCCTACCGCACCGGAATGCTCACCGCCCTTCGCAGCAACTTCCACCAGGTGAGCGATGTCCTTCGCGAGGGTGTTGACGCTGACGGCGGCTACCTCGTGCCCGAGGAGTATGATTCCCGCCTCATTCAGACGCTTTCCGAGGAAAACATCATGCGAAAGCTCGGTCATACCATCACCACATCCGGTGAGCATAAGATCAACATTGCAGCGACTGCGCCTGCCGCTGCGTGGATTGAGGAGGGCGGCGCACTCTCTTTCGGTGACGCAACCTTTGCACAGATTCTTCTGGACGCGCACAAGCTCCATGTCGCTATCAAGGTGACCGAGGAACTGCTCTACGACAATGCGTTCAAGCTGGAGGATTACATTCTCACCGAGTTTGGCAAGGCACTCGCCAATGCCGAGGAGGACGCATTCCTCAACGGCACCGGTGTCGGTCAACCCCTCGGTCTGTTTGCGGAGACCGGCGGCGGTCATGTGGCAGAAACGCTGACTGCGGCACTCAAGAGCGATGATCTCATCACCCTCATCCATGCACTGAAGCGTCCCTACCGCAAGTCTGCCTCTTTCATCATGAACGACAAGACTATTGCGCAGATCCGCAAGCTGAAGGACAACAACGGTGCGTATATCTGGCAGCCTTCCTATCAGGCAGGCGAACCGGACCGCATTCTCGGCTACACGGTTCATACCTCTGCGTATGCTCCGGAGAATGCTATCGCTTTCGGCGATTACAGCTATTACAACATCGGCGACCGCGGCACCCGTTCCTTCAAGCAGCTCAACGAGCTGTTCGCGGGCAACGGTATGATCGGTTTCGTTGCCAAGGAGCGTGTGGACGGCAAACTCATTCTCCCCGAAGCTGTTCAGATTCTCAAGCTGAAAACCGAATAAGGAAGGAGGCGGCGGTGATGGACGAACTGCTCACCAAGGTGAAAGCCAACCTCATTCTGGAACACACGGTGGATGATGCGTTGCTGAAAAGCTACATCACCGCCGCTGTTTCCTACGCCGAAAGCTACCAGCACATCCCGGAGGGGTACTACACGGAGAACCCTATGCCTCCTACCACGGAGCAAGCCGTCATCATGCTGTCGTCCCATTTCTACGAGTCAAGGGACGGCAGCACTGGCGGCTTTTTTGCGGATAACATCGGAGCGGCACAGCAGGTGTGGAACACGGTCAATCTGCTTCTTCGTTTGGATAGGCGGTGGCAGGTATGAGCTTCGGAAAAATGAACGGCTTTGCCGACATCGTGGAAACGAAACAGGTCAAGGACAGCGAGGGCTTCACCCATTCCGAGGATGAAGTCCTCGCTTCCGTCCGTGTGTACCGGGAAGGTCGGCACGGCTCACAGCGTTGGGCAAACCTCGCTGCATTCAGCGAAGCCACCGACCTGTTCCGCTTTCGGTGCATTCCCGGTCTGACGGTCACCACCGACCATTTTCTTATTACGGAGGACGGACGGTACGACATCGTTTCCGTGGAGAATGTCAAGGGACGTGGGATGTATGTGGAGGTTTTAGCAAAAAGGAGTGAATCGACCATTGGCAAAATGTGAAATGAAGCTGCCGGAAGAATTTCTCCTGAAAATCTCCCGCTTGGGCAGCGATTTTGACAGCGTTGCGGACTCCGTTTTGCAAGCCGGTGGCGAGGTGGTTCTTGCCAAGGTGCGCAGCAACCTCTCCTCAGTTGTGGGCAGGGGCACGAAATATGACTCCCGTTCCACCGGCGAACTGGAAGGTGCGCTGGGTCTTTCTCCATCCAAGCTGAACCGGAACGGCAATCACGATGTCAAGGTCGGCTTTGCCGAGCCACGCTCGGACGGCGGCAGCAACGCCAAACTGGCGAACATTCTGGAATACGGCAAGCACGGACAGCCTGCAAAACCATTTCTGAAGCCCGCAAAAACGGCATCCAAACAGGAATGCATCGATGCCATGACCAGGGCACTGGAAGAGGAGGTGGAAAAGCGATGAGCCTGCTATCCGAACTGAATATGCTTCTTTCAGACTGCGGCATTCCCGTGGAGACGGGCATTTTTTCCGACAAAGCGCCGGATGTCTATCTGGTCATCACGCCGCTTTCGGACTCCTTTGAACTCCATGCCGACAATGCCCCCGGCTGTGAAACGCAGGAAGCACGGCTATCTCTGTATTCCAAGGGCAGCTACACCAAGCTAAAAAATGCACTCGTCCGCACCCTTCTTGGTGCGGATTTCTATATTACCGACCGCCGGTACATCGGTTTTGAAACCGACACCGGCTATCATCACTACGCCATTGATGTGGCAAAAATCTATGATTTGGAGGTTTAAGACATGGCAACCATCGGTCTTGACAAACTCTATTACGCCAAAATCACCGAGGACGCAAGCGGCGAGGAAACCTACGCTTCTCCGGTGCAGCTGGCAAAGGCCATGACCGCAGAGCTTTCTGTGGAACTGGCGGAAGCGACTCTCTACGCCGACGACGGTGCGGCAGAGATCGTAAAGGAATTCAAAAGCGGCACGCTGTCACTCGGCGTGGATGACATCGGTGCGACCGCCGCATCCGACCTGACAGGCGCGACCATCGACAAAAACGGCGTGGTCGTCTCCGCAAGCGAGGACGGCGGCGAACCCGTAGCGGTGGGCTTCCGTGCGAAGAAGTCCAACGGCAAATACAAGTATTTCTGGCTTTACCGTGTGAAGTTCGGCATCCCGGCCACCAACCTCGCTACAAAGGGCGACAGCATCACCTTCTCCACACCCACCATTGAGGGCACCATTCTGCGCCGCAACAAGCCGGACGCCAAGGGTGCGCATCCCTGGAAAGCAGAGGTCACCGAGGGCGATACCACCGTAACGGCGGCCACCATTTCCAACTGGTATAAGACGGTATACGAGCCGACCTATGCGGCATCTCCAGAGAAATCCACTTAACGGAGGTAACTTATGATGGATAACGAAAGAACCGCAACCATCACCATCGGTGATGAGGAATACACGTTGCTCCTGACCACAAGAGCGACCAGAGAGATCGCCGGTCGCTACGGCGGTCTGGAGAACCTCGGCGAGAAGCTGATGAAATCCGAGAACTTCGAGATGGCCATCGGCGAGATTGTGTGGCTGATTACGCTTCTGGCAAATCAGAGCATTCTCATCCACAACCTCAAGGATAAGGAGCATCCCAAGGAGTTGCTCACCGAGGATGTGGTAGAGCTTCTGACGACACCCCTCGACCTCGCCGGATACAAAACCGCTATCACGGAGGCGCTCTACAAGGGCACCAAGCGGAATGTGGAAAGCGAGAAAGACTCAAAAAACGCACAAGTCGGGTAACAGTCTCCGATGCAGAGCTGTTTACCCGGCTTCTTTATTACGGCCTTGCCCACCTGCATCTGTCACAGGATGAGGTGTGGCTGATGCCGTTCGGCCTGCTGCTCGACCTGTGGGAGTGCCACAAGCAGTATAACGGTCAGGCAACCCCAGCGAGGGAGCATTATATTGACGATATTATCCCGGAGGGGATTTAAGGAGGTGACGGCACATGGCGGATAATTTCGGACTGAAAATCGGTCTTGAGGGTGAGAAGGAATTCAAAAAGGCGTTGGCAGATATCAACCAGTCCTTCAAGGTGCTGGGTTCCGAGATGAAGCTGGTGACCTCGCAGTTCGACAAAAACGACAGTTCCGCCGAAGCCCTCGCCGCAAAGCACAAGGCCCTGGGCAATCAGATCGAAGCCCAGAAGCAGAAAATTGAAACCCTCCGTGCTGCGCTGAAAAACGCCTCCGATTCCTTCGGCGAGAACGACCGCCGCACCCAGAACTGGCAGATCCAGCTGAACAACGCCGAGGCCGCCCTCAACGATATGGAGCGTGAGCTGAAAGACACCTCCGAGGCGGCGGACGATATGGGCGAAGAGGTCGAGGACGCGGGCGATTCCGCAGAAAAGTCCGAGAACAAGTTCAGTAAGCTGAGTGGTGTGCTGAAAACCGTAGGTGCGGCCATGGGCGCTGTGGCTGTTGCCGCAGGAGCCGCTGCCGTGAAGCTGGGCAAAGAGGTCATTGCCGCCTATGCCGACTACGAACAGCTGGTCGGCGGCGTGGACACACTGTTCAAAGATTCCTCGCAGCAGCTTCAGACCTATGCCGCCAATGCCTACAAGACGGCAGGCCTATCCGCAAACGACTACATGGAGACGGTCACGGGCTTTTCCGCATCGTTGATCCAATCTCTCGGCGGCGATACGGAAAAGGCTGTGAAATACGCTGACATGGCCATTACGGATATGTCCGATAACGCCAATAAGATGGGCACGGATATGTCCTCTATCCAGAACGCCTACCAGGGTTTTGCCAAGCAAAACTACACCATGCTCGACAACCTCAAGCTGGGCTACGGCGGCACAAAACAGGAAATGGAGCGGCTCCTTGCCGATGCGGAAAAGATATCCGGCGTCAAGTATGACATCTCCTCCTACGCCGATGTGGTAGAAGCCATCCATGTCATGCAGGAAAGCATGGACATTGCAGGCACCACCGCCAAAGAAGCGGAAGCTACCATCTCCGGCTCCATGAATGCGCTGAAATCCGCCGTTTCCAACCTCATCGTAGGGTTCGGTGACGCCAATGCGGACATGGAGCTGCTGTGCGGCAACATGGTCGATGCTTTCAAGACCGTGGTGGAGAATATCACTCCGGTCATCGAGAACATCATCGCCGCATTGCCCACGGTGCTGGACGCGCTGCTGACGGCGGTAGGCGAACTGCTCCCGACGCTCTTGGAATCGGTGACAGAGCTATTCTCCCAGGTGCTCAGTACCATTCTATCCTTGTTACCGCAGCTGATTCCCGCTGCCGTTCAAGCCCTTATGACCATCGTGAACACGCTGATCGAGAATCTGCCGCTGCTCATCGATGCGGCGGTACAGCTTGTGACAACGCTGGTGGCGGGCATCGGAAACGCTCTGCCTACCCTTATCCCTGCGGCGGTACAGGCTATCGTCACCATCGTACAGGGTTTGGTAGACAGTTTGCCCATGATTCTGGACGCAGCGCTTCAGCTGATTACAGGCTTGGCTCAAGGCTTGCTTGATGCCATTCCTGTTTTAATTGCGGCACTTCCCGAAATCATAAACGGCATCATTACATTTCTGCTGGATTCCATTCCACAGATTATCGAGACCGGCATTCAACTTCTGACATCCTTGGTGGCTGCGTTGCCGGAAATCGTTATGGCAATCGTGGAAGCAATCCCGAAAATCATTGACGGCATTATCACCGCTGTGCTGAACGCCATTCCCCAGATTATTCAGGCGGGCATCGACCTACTGATTTCGCTGATTCAGGCATTGCCGCAGATCATCACCACCATTGTGCAGGCGATTCCGCAAATCATCTCCGGCATCGTCAATGCACTGGTCGGGAACATCGACAAAATCATCATGGCAGGTGTGCAGTTGTTCGTTGCCCTGGTTGAAAACCTGCCGACTATCATCGTGGAGATCGTCAAGGCTGTGCCGCAAATCATTGCAGGCATCGTGAAAGCCTTCGGCTCTCTGATGTATAAAATCGTGGAGATCGGTGGCAACATCGTCAAGGGACTGTGGAGTGGCATTCAGCAGCTTGCCTCGTGGCTGTGGAACAAGGTGTCCGGGTGGATCTCCTCCATCTGGGACGGCATCTGTGATTTCTTCGGCATCCATTCGCCCTCGAAAGAGATGGCGTGGGTCGGCGAAATGCTGGTCAAGGGCTTGTCCGGCTCCATTGAGGATAACGGTGATGAAGCGGTCAAAGCCGCCGAAGGCATGGCTGAGGACATCAACGGTGTCATGGGCGACCTCGCTCACGATATGCAGACGGCTCTGCCCACGGACTTTGATGTGAACGGCTCGATCCGCTCTGCCGTGGACGGTGTGACCGGCAAGGCGGCGTCTGCTTTCACCATTGCACTGAACATTGCCACCTTTAACAATTACAGCAATGAGGACATCCGTCAGCTGACCAACGAAGTCATGGAAACGGCGAATCAGTTCGCCCAGCGGAAAGGAGTGGTATTCGCATGACCTATTTTACCTACAACGGCCGCAGCTCCGCTGATTTCGGCCTGCATATCGAAAAGAAGGATGTGTTTTCCGCCCCAAGCTACGATGCGGAGTTCATCTCCATCCCCGGAAGAAGCGGCGATATCATCAACCCCAACCGCCGCTTTTCCAATATCAAGGTCACCTATACGGTGTTCCTCATGCGGAAGAATACCGCCGCCCTTGCCTCCGTTCTGCGGGACATCAAGGGCTGGCTGTACTCCGAGCCGGACAGATACCACGAACTCACCGATTCCTACGATGCGGAGTATTTCCGTTACGGAGTCATATCCGGTGTGCTGGATATTGAGGAGCAACTGAATAAAATCGGCTGCTTCACCGTGACCTTCAACTGCAAGCCCTTCAAGTACAGCTTTGCGGGACAGCAAACAGTGTCAGTAGACGCATCCGAACTGACGATTACAAATCCGACTGCTTTTGAGAGCCGTCCGTATATCAAAATCTATGGCAGCGGTCTGATTCGGCTCATGATTCAGCCGGAAGGCCAAGGTACAAGCGTCTGGGTACTTTACGGTGTGGACGAGTACATTGAAATCGACAGCGAACACATGAACTGCTACAAGGGTACCGTTCTCAAAAACGATATCCTTTCCGGAGAAGGCTTTCCGGTGCTGAAGCCGGGAGAAAATACAATTGCCTGTGCCGGAAATGTGCGGAGAGTTGAAGTCATTCCGAGGTGGCGGTGCTTGTAAATACAGGCAGTAGAAAAGTTCATAAAAGTATGGTATAATTTCTTAAAATCAGAATGACAAATCGGAATTTGTGGAGGATAACTATTGTGGATAAAGCAGTTATTTATATACATGGAAAAGGTGGTAATGCTGAAGAAGCTATTCATTACAAACCGCTCTTTAGTAATTGTGATGTGATTGGTCTCGACTATACTGCACAGTTTCCATGGGAAGCAAAAGAAGAATTTCCATTACTTTTTAATTCAATTTATAGAAACTACAAGACTGTTGAAGTAATTGCCAATAGCATTGGAGCGTATTTTGCTATCAATGCCTTATCAAATCAGCAAATAGAGAAAGCATATTTTATTTCGCCCGTTGTAGATATGGAAAGGCTTATTGCTGATATGATGATTTGGGCAAATGTTACAGAGGATGAACTCAAAGAGAAAAAAGAAATTCAGACAACCTTTGGAGAGACTCTTTCATGGGATTATCTTTGCTATGCAAGAGAAAATCCTATTATATGGGAAATCCCAACGCACATTTTGTATGGTGAAAAAGATAATCTTACCGCTTATGGAACGATATTTGAATTTGTACAGAGGACTAATTCAACACTTTCTATTATGAAAAATGGAGAGCATTGGTTTCATACGGATGAACAAATGAAATTTCTTGATGAATGGATAATAAAATCTTCCAAATAAATTCCAGTTTGTCGAACAAAATTGAATCATTCAACCCAACCCACCGTGGAGAAATCTCCGGTGGTTTTTTTTATGCTCAGAAGGAGGTGACAGCCTATGATTCCCGTACTTTATCTCGCAAACGCAACGGATTTTTCCACCTTCGGTCTGGGCGTGCTGACGGATACCATCTCCTGCGAGGTGACCGAGGAGCGAAACGGTGTGTTTGAATGCCTGCTGAAATATCCAATCAGCGGTCAGCACTATGGGCTTATTACCAAGGAGTGCATCGTTAAGGCAAAGCCTAATGATACCGCCGCAGACCAGGCATTCCGCATCTATCGTATCACGAAGCCACTGAACGGCATCGTCACCATCTACGGTCAGCACATCTCCTATGACCTCGCCAATGTGCCGGTGCTGCCGTTTTCGACCGAGAGCCGCTCTCCGCAGCTCATTCTTTCGCAGCTTCTTGCCGGAGATACACGCTTCACAGGCTGGACGGACTACTCGGACGCAAAGGCATTTTCCGTTACGCAGCCGAAAAGCGTCCGCGCCTGCCTCGGCGGCACGGAAGGCTCCATGCTCTCTCAGTGGCACGGCGAGTTTGAATGGGACAACTTCACGGTAAAGTTCCATTCGCACCGTGGGCAGAAGACCGGAGTGGTCATTGAATACGGCAAGAACCTCACCGCATTGGAGCAGGACGAGGACAACAGCGGTGTGTATACCGCACTGCTCCCGTATGCCGTGTACACCCCGGAAGGCGCAGAGAATGAGACTGTGGTCACGCTGCCGGAGATCACGCTCCCCATTGTGACCTCGGAGATCGTCCGGGCAAAAACGCTTATTCTGGACTTTTCCGACCAGTTTGACGGAGTTGTGACCGAGAAGGCCCTCCGTGCCAAAGCTAACAGCTATATCAAGGCAAATCCGCTGGGTGCGACCATCCCTACGGTCAAGGTTTCCTTTGAGCCGCTGTGGAAGCAGCCGAAGTACTCGGCACTGTTGGAACGGGTCAACCTTTGCGATACCGTCACTATCCGGCACTCGGCATTGGGAGTCAGCGTCTCCGCTATGGTCATTGAAACGGTATACGACACCCTTGCCGAACGGTACAAGAGCATTTCCCTCGGTCAGAGCAAGTCAAGCATGATTACCACCATTTCAGAGGTGCAGTCAACGGTGGACAAGGTGGAGTCCACGGTGGGCCGCTTTCCGAAGCTGCTTCAAACCGCCATCGGCAAGGCTACTGGGCTTATCACCGGGCAGAGCGGCGGCTATGTGGTCATACACACTGCGGAGAAAAATGGACAGCCCTACGAGCTGCTGATTTTGGACGCTCCATCCATTGACGAAGCGGTCAATGTCTGGCGGTGGAATGTGGGCGGCCTGGGCTTTTCCCATAACGGCTACAACGGTCCCTACGAAACCGCCATCACGGCAGACGGACAGATCGTAGCGGACTTCATCACCTCTGGCAGCTTGGTAGCAAACATCATCAAAGCAGGCGTTATCCAGTCTCAGGACGGCTCGTCCTACTGGGATTTGGAAAGCGGCGAAGTCGTGCTTCGCGCCTACGCCACCAGCAAAGAGGTCACCGAGGTCAGCGACCGCATTACCACCATCGAGGAGCAGAAAATGCTCCGGCTGGTCATTACCTCATCCAATGGGAACATTTTCAAAAACGGCAATGTCAAGACGCTGCTTTCGGCGGTGGTGTATTCTTGGGATAAGGATATCACCGACACGCTGGATGCCAACCAGTTTATCTGGACAAGGGTGTCCGAGGATACCGAAGCGGACAAAGTTTGGAACGAGCAGCATTTCGGCGGTTCAAAGGCTGTGGTCATTACCAGTGCGGATGTCAAAGTCCGCGCTACTTTTTACTGTGACCTCATCGACACCACCACCCGGCAGAGCCTGTTATAAAGGAGGACTTTTCTATGGCAACCACAGAACCATCTCAAGACACCGGTGTTAAGCCGGAAAACCCCACAAATTCAAAGGAGGCTTCTCACATGAGCAAGGCACAAGGTCAGTTTACGATTATAGACTACAATGACGCACTGACGCTGACGGGGTACATCGGCTCGAACCTCGCCAAGACGCAGATGTACAACCCCGACAACGGCAGCTATACCCCAGACTGGAAAACAAAGAACCTGGTTCTGACGCCCAGTCTGTATGTCATCGGCACGACTGCCGACCAGATCACCACCGCAAATGTCACCTCAGTCAAATGGTATGTTGGTGACAGCAACACCGCCATCACCGCAGGCACGAACTACGGACTCAGTGGCGCAAAGAGCCACATTCTCACTGTCAAGGCCAATGTCATGGCAGAGCTGCCCGGCATCGACTACCGCTGCGTCATCACCTACAAGGACGAAAGCACCGGTCTGTCGCTGACCCATCCGCTGACCATTTCCTTCTCCCGTGTGGTCAATGGCAGCGGTATCGTCGACCTGCTGGTCACCACGCCCAACGGCAATGTGTTCAAGAACGAGGAGGTCGCAAGCCTGACTGCAAAAGCGGAACTGTGGCGCGGCTCTACGGTGGACAGCACCAAGGTCAGCTACAAGTGGGCGGTCATGGATGCTTCCGTGGCGGCAACTTCCTCTACCGGCTATGACGCAGACTTCGGCATTGGCTGGAGAAAACTGTCGGATGCATCCGGACAGTATGCGGGAACGGCTACCGCAACGCTCACCATTTATGCCGCTGCAGTCAACAGCTATGCGGTATTCAAATGCTGTGCGCAGGATACGGATTCCGCTTCTGCGTCCTACAACACGAAGTTTTTCGATGTGGCGACCTTTATCGACAACTCCGACCCGCTGCAGATCATCGTCACCTCTACGGGCGGCGATGTGTTCAAGAACGGACAGGGCGCCACGGTGCTGACCGCCGTCTGCTATCAGGCGGGGTCTGAAGTGGATGCAGCCGGAAATGGCAGTTACACCTGGACGAAGTATAACAAGGATGGTGCAATCGATACTTCTTGGGGTACCAACGGCTCCAAGACCGGCAAGACCCTGTCGGTGTCCAGCGCAGATGTGGATACCAAGGCAACCTTCATGGTCGTTGTTGCGCTTTGAGGAGGTGGTGAGATGATCGCATCGGCTCAGTTCACGATTATCAGTCTCTGCGATGTGGTCACCTCGGACACGCCGCCGGAGAACCCATACGAAGGACAGCTCTGGGTGGACACATCCGTGACCCCACCGGAAACGAAGATATGGAACGGAAACGCATGGGTGGTGCAGAACGACATTGAAACGATCCGCACCACCATTTCCATTCTCACAGAGAAGAATGCGCAGTTCCAGCAGACCATTGACGGTCTGAACAGCTATGTGGCAAACCTCACCGAAACGGTGGAGACGGTTTCCAATGACCAGGGCGTTCTGGAGGAGCGAGTGCTGAGTTCCGAAAGCAGGATTTCTCAGCTTCAGCAGACGGTGGACGGGCTTTCTGTTACCATGCAGGAACAGTACATCGGCGGTATCAACTATGTGCAGAACTCCTCCGGGCTGAACGGTATCACGGATGATTGGAGCTACTCCGGTACGGTGAAAACCGATGCCTCCACAGACACCCAGAACAACACCATTTCCGACTCCTGCTTTGTGCTGGGGGCTTACTCCTCACTGTCGCAGTACATCCGAGGGGTAGTTCCCGGCACTTACACGATCTCGGTTCGGGCAAAGAAAACCTCGACCATGTCCGGGTATTTCTATGTGACCTACAACGGGAACAAAACCAAGTACCTGTTCAATAAGTCCACGGCGTTTGACTGGACGGATTACTCCGTAACGCTCACGGATGTGACCGACCCCACGCTGCGTATTTACTGCTACTGTCGGGATGCGTCCATCTATCTCGCGGACATCATGATCTCCGAAGGGGCGATACCCCGAAAGTGGACACCCGCACCCAACGAGATCTACACCCAGGAGGTCAAGATCGATAAGCGCGGTATTGAGGTGTCCAACAGCGCATCCTCTCAGCGGACGGTTATCACGAACACGGAGTTCGCCGGTTACTACAATGATGAGGTGATTTTCACCTTGAACAAAGACGAAACCCAGACCAAGAAAACCACGGTGGACGGTGAGCTAACCGTAGGCAAGACAAAGTTCGTTCCAATGCCAACGGCATCCGAGGGGCTGAACATCGTAATTCTGGATTAAGGAGGTCATATGGCTACATGGAAAAGTGCGTCCTATGACGGGCGCTATCTGCAACTGGATATTACAGAAAGTGTGAATGTGGTCAACAACACCTCCACGCTTTCCTGGACGCTGACCTCAACCGGCGGCTCGTCCACCTACTACACCATAGACACCACCACTGTTACCATCAACGGGACGCAGGTCTATTACAAAGCAAGAACCGCATGGGATTCCAAGGTGTTCCCGGCAAAGAAAGGCTCGGTCAGCGGAACGATCACCGTAGCTCATGACAGCAACGGCAGCAAAACCATAACGGTCGGCTTTTCTACCCGTGTGTACATCTACGGTCCTCAGGAATACGGCGGCAGCATGACCTTGACTGCCATCGACCGCAATGCACCTACTGTAACCTTCAGCACTTCGAATGTTACGGCAAACGGTTTTAAGATATCCGCATCATCTTCTGCTACGGCAGATATCTGGCAGTACAGCGTAAACGGTGGATCAACATGGACACAGTTCTCTACCACGGCAGGAACGAGTGCAAGTGTAACGCTGACCTCACTTTCTCCAAATACGAGTTATACGGTCAAGGTCAGGGTCAGACGGCAATACAACCAGGTCTACGGCACTTCCGGCAGTTCTACGGTCAAGACGCTGGGCGGTGCGGTGGTGAACAATGTCAACACGGTGACGGCGGACAATGCCACGGTTTCCATTACCATCAATGTGACCGTGTACGAAGCATCCTACACCAATACGCTGGTGCTCAAAAACGGCGGCACAACGATCTTGACCCTCTCCGGGCTTTCCTGGTCAAAGGGCACTGCGAACCGCACAGTCACGCTGACATCGGCGCAGAGAACAACGCTGTTGAACGCTATGGCGTCCATCAAGTCGTTCACAGGTACCTTTGCAGTTTCGTCTTACAGCGGCTCTACACAGATTGGCAGCACTTCAAGCAAAACCGCCACTGTACTGACCACGGCGACCAATTCCGCTCCGACCATAAGCGGATTCACTTATGCCGACAGCTACACGACCACAAAGAACCTCACGGGCAACGACCAGCTGTTCGTGCAGGACTACTCGACCCTCAAGGTCACTCCCGGAACAGCGACTGCGAAGAACGGAGCGTCCATTTCCAACTACACCGCTTCCTGCAACGGTTTATCCGCATCCAATTCAACTGGGTCTGCTATCACAGTCGGAAAGATCACCAGGTCCGGCAGTGTGACGGTCACGCTTTCGGTCACGGACTCCCGCGGCTACACTGCCGAAACTTCACAGACGGTGACGGTCATTCCGTACACCAAGCCGAAGATATCCTCGATAACGCTCCGGCGCACCAACGATATCGAAGCGGAAATGCAGCTCAAATTCAACGGTTCTATTTCCGCAGTGACAGTAAACGGGATGCAGAAAAACAGCGTGGTTTATGTGCGGTATCGGTACAAGAAAACCAGTGAGAGCAGTTACGGCAGCTACACCAGCATCTATTCTGGCACGACAAAAAGCGGAACCTCTTTCAGCTACTCCAATTTGGAACTGTGCAGTCTGGATGCCAACGCATCCTACGACTTCCACTTACAGATCCAAGACAAGCTCTATTCCTTGAGCAGTCTGGATCTTTATTTTACTGTCCCGCAGGGTACGCCGCTCATTGCGCTTCGTAAAAAGAAAGTCGGCATCAACACGCCGGACCCGCAAGCAACACTCGATGTGGACGGTAGCATCCACATGAATGGTGTCAATGTCCACGGCAAAATGGGCAGAGTGGACGGCTCGACCACCGACCTCAACAATGTGAAGACTCCCGGCTACTATTTTGCGTATTCCGCTTCCACGGCAAAGCACTTTCCGACCACCACAATCGGTATGCTGGAGGTCTTTCTGCCGGAAAGCTACTTCATTCAGCAGCGGTACACCGTCTATGACGGCTCGAGGATGTACATCCGAGGAAACTACGGCGGCACGTGGTCCTCGTGGCACACGGTGTCGCTGACCACGGTAACATAAGGAATATTTATTGGAATCAAGGCGCTCTGTGGAGTGCCT